GTTGGAAACCTCCCGGCGTTTCTGGGGCCGGTATTCCTTTTCAATCCGCTTCTGAATATCGTCAAATAGGGAGGTGACGGAGGAACGTACCTCGTGGGTGCCCTGGAAGGAATACCCGTTCCATATCACCTCGCCAATATAAAAGCGGTTGGCAAGAATCCGGTTAATGCCCCGGCGGTCGAATAGGTTGCCGCGGCGGGTCCGGTATCCTCTGGCATTGGCAGCCCTGGCCGTGGCGGTCATATCCTTCCCGCTATGGTAGGTCTGGAAAATATATTCAACGATGGCATATGATTTTTCCTCCACGGCGAAAGGCTTGCCTTCCCCCACAGCCCGGTAGCCGAGGCAGGGGGTGGTCTGATAGCCTTCGCGGAGGGCCTTTTCCGTCATACCGCGCAACACCTCGCCGGAGAGGTTGATGGAATAATATTCGTCAAACCATTCTATTATGGTTTCGATTAGCCGGCCAAACATGCCTTCCATGATGGGTTCCGATACGCTCTTAATTTCTACATCACATTTTTTTCTCAGGATGCCTTTGTAGAAGGTGCTTTCTTCCTGGTTTCTGGCGAACCGGGAGAACTTCCAGAGATAGAGCCGCTTAAATGGGGCCGGCTTCTGTGATTTGGCAATGGCTATCATGCGCTGGAACTCCGGCCGGTTGCCTGCTTTGCGGCCGGAGATTCCTTTCTTCTCAATAAATATGTATTCTTTGGGAATTATAAAACCGTCCGCCTTGGCAGCGTCCATGATGACGCGTATCTGGGCATCCGGAGACAGCTCCGTCTGATCGTCTGTGCTGACACGAACGTAGGCGGCGCCGATTTCTAGTGGTGTTGCTGGCATTATATCATCTCCTGTTCCTATCATGTATATGAGTTTGGGGGATGTTTCAATCCACATTTTGGCCCGTATTATAACCCATATTACAGCCTGTAAGATTTTGGTGAGCTTTGAAAAAAGGGTATAAAAAATACGCCCCTTGCCAGGACGCTCCAGGAATGATATAATTTACTTGCTTAAGGTAATTAATTATATCTTGCTGGGGCGATCCGGTAAGAGAAAACTATGTGAGGGCGGTTCCTGCTGGTAACAGGGCCGCTTTTCACATTTGACAATTTTCGTATATTTGGTATAATATACTTAACAAGACAGCCGGGAGATAGATTAAGCCTATCCGTCCTGGCGAATTATAACAACTTTAGTAAGTCGCCCATCCGGCCAAGGAGCAGGGCGGCTTACTTATTTTTCATGTTCAGGATTGCAACGATTAACAAGGCAACGCCTAATATAATCTGAAATTCCTCATATGTACTCATAAGCAACCATCCTTCCTGTCAAGACTCAGAACGAATGGCACGCACGCCCTCCCGGCTGCCCGGGTAAATATATTTTTGTCAAGATGAGTGGCCCCTGGAGCGCGGGAGTTCGCGGATCCAGAGGCTTTTTACTGTTTAGTCCGCAAATTCTGTATGCTTAACTTTCCACTTTTTTAATGCGATAGAAAGCCAAAAGCTATAGATGCCGCATGTAACCAGACAAAGGAGTAACCATTTAATCCAATTACCGAAAAGTTGCATGGCTGTTCCTGTAAACTTTAGACGTCTGCCTTCGACAACAGTGTGCTTGATTTCCCAGCCGTATACCATGCATAATGCCCAAGGATAACAGATACCAAAGGTAAGGAATGTTATGATTGCTCCAAGCAAATTCCAGCCAATTAGTTGGAGAAGTCCTCCATCAAAATAAGACTCTTGTGTTCCCATATTCATTTCCTCGTTAGATTATTTTTATGACTAGAATTGCATATCAGCTAAAGGAAACCTATTTTTTATAGGTTGCGGTGCGGCATCGTGTTCGTACACTATGTTTTCTTCATAGGCATTTCCTGTTGATGTTCCCTGGTCTAAAAGACGTTTTTGTGCTTCAAGCTGTTCTTGATTTAATATGGACTGGTAGTCACTATCAAAGCCACTTTCATTATTAGGATTTGTGCAATAGCCATTGGAGTCGAAGTGGTATGTGATACCATTTTCTGTTAAATCATCATACCTCATTTCTCCAGTGGGATTGAGATAGTACCATTTCCCGCTGACAGTATGTATCCATCCAGTTCTCATATACCCATTAGCATCAAAAAGATAGTTCTTTCCTTCAATATTTTGCCAGGTGTCTGTTGTATAACTTCCGTCATCATTCTGATACCACCATCCAATATCGTCCTGTTTCCATTCCCCTGCCAGTGCAGTTATGCTTAACGCAGATGATAGAAGAACGGATGTAATAAATACCTTCATTTTTTTCACAAGCTAATCCTCCTTAGTTTTATATGTGTTTATTTATTAAAATAAGCAATTTCTTATAAATCATTACCGTAAAGCCACTTATCTTCAGCAATTCCAAATCCCAGGTCCCCGCGCCATCTGCCTAAAAGCTTCATAAAATTAGAACGTTCATCCAGTTCATCCTCGTCATTTTCGGTGTAGCATTCTCTGGCCGGTTGAACAATACCTTCCATGAGCGGAATCAAGTTTGGCTCTGGAAAGAAAATATGCTCCAGTTGCTGCTCCGGTTCCGTGGGCTTCCTGGTTGTGCTGTAGGAGATGTTACGGAACCATTCTTTGTAGGACATCAAGGCTCTGTTAGATGCCTGATAGGATAGGCCAAATTTGTCATGTATCTGGATTGCATCATGACATTTATATTTGTGAATAAGAATACGTGGTGCTAAAAGATGGCTGGCGAAATAATTTGTTTCGTCATCATTTTCTTTGGTATCACCAACATGTTTTAATAATATGTGACCAACCTCATGCATAAGCGTGAAACGCTGCCTGCATATATACGGGAAGGAATCATTATAATAGATTTTCCCTTTAAGTTTAAATGCATCGTCGCTTACCCTATAACACTCTTTTTCCTTTTTGGCAGAAAGTTCGGAATACTTATACAAAGGGATTTTTAATTTTTTAATAACATCAATGCAGTCGATGGGAAACTCTTTTATTTCGCAGGTTTCGTATACATTTAAAATAATACGAAAAATCTCGCGCCGTTCCAAACAAAATCACTCCTTTAGTCATCATCAGACAATAACGTTCTAATGATATCCTGTTTTTGTTCGACCGTGAGTTTTTTTCCGTTTCGTGCAATAAGGCTTTGGATATCTTCATATGTTGGCTCGTATATTACATGGGAATTACCACTAGCCATTTCGTCAAGCTCTTCTACTGTGATTCCTAATTCTTTACAAATTGAAATTACAATATTAACACTTGCTCCGCCAACCCCTCTTTTAAGTATTGAATACAGAGTGCTTTCTGATAAACCGCATTTTTCAGCAAATGCTCTTTTGCTCATTCCTGTCTCAGAAATCAGTTTTTCTAAAATCCTTGCTTTTTCCATTCTCCCACCTCACTTCTATAGTTGCATTATACGCGCAATTACGCAAAAAGTAAATAGAAATGTGTGCAAAACCATAAATAAAGTGAATAGGCTTAAAAAAATACGCGCAATTGCACGAAAAAGTTCTTGACATATCGCGATATTGAGCGTATATTACAATCAAGGTCAGCGCAATTGCACAAAAGGAGGTGACAGTATGTATAAAAACCTTTTGGATACTATGTCCAATAAAAAGATTACATTTACTCAGATTTCAGAACTTCTTCATTGTCAGCTAAGAACTGTATCAGAAAAAAGTAGAGGGGTGGTTCAAAGTGAATTTACAGTTACTGAAGCATTGCTGATTAAACGAGTATTTTTCCCTGAGTATGATGTGGACTGGTTATTTGAAAAAGAGGATAAAATTGCTTAAACAAACACACGTTCGGTAAGAAGAATATACCACTATCGAACCTATGTGTCAATGGGATTATGAGGAAAGGAGGGGGAGCGAGGTGGAGATAAAGGGTATTTTTGAAGTTCAGGGAGAAGAGTATTCGCTTTTTGTTGAAAATGCTACTCGACTGACAAAAGTGTATCTCTTGAAAAAGAAGAAAGAAAGTCAATGTATGGAACCGATCTTGGTCAAAATTTCAGCCGGTACGCTGAAAGAGAAGCTTACGTATCGGCTGATGCGGTTAAAAATGAAGCTGGTTAAGAATCGCAGCGAGAAGAGCTGATATGCCAGAAGCGGCGATTCCGGATATGGTGCCTGATGAAATATCAGATAAAAACGAATTGATTTTACTTTCTTTTTTATCAGGAGTCAGGTGAGGATTACGCATTTCGTAAAGGAATGACTCTATAATTTTTTTACTATCTTCAGGTAAATCGGAGTTTGCAATATCGACCCAAATAGAGTTGTAGTTACCAGAAACAGTGTTGCTAGATCCGGAAATTACAATGTTGTTGTCACCTTGGATTGAGGGGGAAAGTTCAGGCTCCTTAAATCCATTCTTGGAGAACTGGATTCCATAAGTTGTTATCTTGAACTGACAAAATCCCATAGCCCTGGCTATATATTCGATAAATCCATCATCACGCAGATTATCGAGAATATCATAGGTTTCTGATTTATCTTGAAGATTGGAAAAAGTAAGACCGCATTCGCGTTTTCCGGTTTCAAGATAGTTTTGATAAACCGATGATAGCAGTTCTTGTTCTTTTGAAAACATAGAGACATCTCCTCCTGATATATAGGTATAAGTTTTGTACTCGGCGCTGCAACGCCTGTAAGTACAGTATAACAAGGAGGGGGATAAAACGCAACGAGGGAGGCGGTACATATTAACACGACCTGCAAGACCTGTCGGCATAGCCAGTGCCCGGAACGGACACGGTGGTATCCGTGCAAGGACTATGAGAGGAAGGAAACAAGTACAACCGGTACCGCATACAATCTACCAGGGAGGGGTGGTGATAGTGCAGAAATTAAAAGTATTCAAATACATAGAAATTGATGGCCAGGATGTTCCAATGGAATCACTGACGGATGAAGAAAAACGGCGCATTGCCTATGCACTGCAGGACAATCTGATGCTTCCACTGGGATTTCGAAGGAAGAGAAAGACCGCCTAAGGGCGGCCATGGAGGACAAGCATAGAAAGGAGAGACAAGCCAATGAGAGCTAAAACATTTGCGGAGCACCGTATCCATCAGTACCTGGAAACAGTTTACCCGGGCCTGGATGGCCACATGGAAACAGTTAACGCACATGAGGCCATAGTGACGGACATTAATGGTGACAAAATCCGTGTAGTATACGACAGAGGGGCGGTGTATGAAATTGAGATGTGATGACGAAAGGGACGAGCATCCCCTAATGACGGCAGCGAGATGGATTATCATAGCAACTTTTTGGATGTTCGGAATGGTGGTTGCAGCAACAGTGGTCATGGCGCTGGCCATGGGCGTGAGACTTTAATGGGAGGTGAAGCGAGATGACAAGAGAACGAAAGATCCGGATTATGATGGAGCTGTTGGACGAGCAGGCAGTGAGTATCCCTGCATACATGGAAGAGGATTACCAGAGAGCGATTGACGCGGCGTTCCAAAAGATAGAGAAGCTGGAGATCGGAGAGGGCGTATGCCCGGAGCGGAGGTGAGGATAATACAGAGTCAAGTTATTAAAGCTATCATCATACAGGCCATGGTTCAGTCCGGTGTTGTTATGACCGGTAACGCAGATAGAATTGAGGCGGGGGCTGAGGCAGCGAGTAATGAGATATTGGAAGAAATGAAAAAGGACCCCAGCGGCGGCAACCGCGAGAGGCCCATAGACAAATAGTTTAGCACACCCTTAGTATAAGGGATTTTAAAGGAGATTGCAAGATGAAAGTGATTAAACTGGTTTCGGTCAGGTTTGAAAATTTTAAAAAATTAAATCGGACTGTCGAGTTCGGTGAGAAAAGAACGCAGATTTTTGCTATGAATCGGACAGGAAAGTCTAGCATGGCGGATGGAATATTCTGGGTCTTGTTTGGAAAGTCTAGCACAGGGAAGAGCGAGGGAAAAGAATTTCGTCCCAGGCCGTATGATTCCCTGGGCATTGATGTTGACCATGTGGATGTGGTTGCGGAGTTGGTGCTATTGGTAGACGGCGTTGAAGTTGTTCTTAGAAAGACTCAGCGGCAGAACTGGGTACGGAAGCGCGGAACAACAACAGAAGTCCATGAGGGAGATAAGAACATTTATGCATGGAACAATGTGGAAATATCCGAAACAGAGTTCAAGCGCCGGATTGCCGATATTGTATCAGAAAAGAACTTCATGTTGATTACGGACCCGACCGCATTTTTCCGGTTATCGAAGCAGGAGAAATTGGACTTGATTCTTTCCCTGATTGCCAATGTGACCGAGGAACAGATTCTGATGGAAGTTGGCGGATTCGATGAACTTCTGAAATTTGTTCGGGATGGAAAGAAACTGGAAGAGGTAAAGGCCACTTCCAAGCGCTCGATTTCGGATATGACCAAAGAGCGTGACCAGATTTCGGCATTTATCAACGAGAGAAGCAAGGATATTGTGGATATGGATGTTTCTGACATAGAGCTTCAGCGGAATGCAATCAATGAGAAGATTGCTGAGATTGACCAGAAAATCGAGGATTCCACAGCGGCAGTTACAGAGTATGATGAGAAGTCCAAAAACATCATTGAACTAAAAATGAAGCAGTCGGAGAATATCCGGATTGCTAATGAGGGATTGGTTAAGCAGAAACGGGAAATTCAGAAGCGGATTGATAAAGCGGAGAATGATTTCCAGGTAGCTATGCAGAAGCAGAAAATGGCGGAGCTGGAGATTGAGCGGTTGAATCGCATTGTTGAGAGTAACAAAACGCTTCGGGCTGAACTTGCAAAAAAGGTTGAGACTGAGGAAGCGAAAACTTTTCCGGAATATGTGGAACCAGAACCACTATCCTCTGATGCGCTGGTTTGCCCCACCTGCGGACAGGATTTACCAGAAGAATTAAAACAGAGGAAGATTGAATGCTTTGAAAAGGACAAAAAGCTACATTGGGAGAAATACGAGGCTGATAAGGGGAAATTTGAAGCAGACCAGAGCGAATTATTGGACAAAATCTGCCAGGAGGGAAAAGCTTGTGTTGAGAAAATCAACAAAGCAAAAGAAGATTTAGAGACTGCTAAAAATTTCTTGGAATCAGCAAAAGCAGACAAGATTACTGCAAATGCAGATAAGACAAAAGCAATGGAAGAACTGGCGGCACTTCCAGAACAGGTGGATTTATCAGATAACCAGGAATATGAAGCCCTGTGTATGGAAATCCAGGCAAAAGAGGAAGCCCTGCGGAACATGAATACCGGCGCTGATTGCCGTACACAGTTGAAAGACGAAAAAGCTGAATGGGAGACACAGCTTGCCGAGGTCAACCAGAAGTTTGCCGCTGTGGACAAGTCCGATGAAGCCAAAGACCGTGTGGCAGAACTGGAAAAGCAGTTTAAGGATAAGGTTCAGCTGATTGCCGACCAGGAGCGGATTTTGATGATGTGCGAAGAGTTTCAAACAGCCAAGGACAATTATTTGACCGAAGAGGTAAACAAGCACTTTGAAAATGTACGATTCCAGTTGTTCCGTCAGCAGAAGAATGGCGGAGTGGAGCGTGTATGCGACGTCTACACGAAGAACGGTTCCCCATATGGAGATAACACGACCAGCGGAGCGGAGAAGTTGATTATGGGTCTGGAAGTTATCAACGTGTTGTCTGGCATTATCGGGGTTAAGGCTCCTGTAATCGTAGATAACGCTGAAAAGGTATCAGAGGGCAATATGCCAGAGATTGATGACCAGATGATTATGCTGTCGGTTTCCAATGACGAGGATTTCAGAATTGAAAAGGAATGAAAGAGATTTTGAGAGCGAGTACCGGGTCATCGAAATGTTACACGCCATTAAGTTTTTCATTGAGGCGGCAAACCGACTAACACAAGAGGATATTGACACTTTGGGAAAAGTTGCGGATTTTATGAAAAAGTCAAAGACTCAAGAACCATGTGAAATGACCATTTCTGATATTGAAAAAGCGTTGGGACATCCAGTGAAAATCATCAAGGAGAAATAATTTATGAAACTGATGGTTACAAATCATCCATACTATTGCAGTGAAAGTAACTATTATGTTGACGGTTCCGATAATTACGGAAGAAATGAGTATGATAGCTGGTCAGATTTCAAGGAAGAATGGCTGGGAATCGGAGATGATTCATTAGGAATTGATTCCGACCTTAATTACTGTGTTAGATTCGATATTACGCAGAACGAAGACAGTGGTGCAAAAGATTTATGGTTATTCTTCTTATTACAACGTAAGGGAATTTTTAGTCCTGTACAGGTAAGAAACATCAAGGATTCAGATATGCCAGAGATTGAGAAATTCTTGAAAAGGCAGTGGAAGTATATAAAGAAAATGTGGAAGGAGTTTAGCAATGTTGATTAAAGTGCAGTTTTTGAAGGGAGACAAGCCATCTGGCAGGGCATATACATATCATTCCGATGTTCTGGTCAAGGTTGGCGACAAGGTGCAGATTAACAGTTCTGCAAAGGGGATTGTTACCGAGATTGATGTGCCAGAGGAAGAGGTTGCGGCGTTTGCCGATAAGGTAAAATCCATCGTTGGCGTGGCGGAGGATAAATCTGATGAGACAGAACCCGTGTAGATATTGTGCCTTATCTTATAATCGCAATGGAAGTCATTTTCCTTCATATGAGGAAAAATGTTATGAATGCGATTACAGAAAGAAGCACGAAAATTACTTAAAAAATCAAAGGATGTTTGAGCGAGGAGAAAAAATAGAAAGTTTCGATGAACTTGGTCGGCAGCTTTATGTATTTGTCGGGAGCGCAGACAAGGCTACACATATTGAGGTAGTTAAAAGCTGGCAATTAAGAATCGTACTCAACATTTTGAATAATGGAAGATTTTATAAAGCAATAAGGAAAGAAAGTGAGGAATGCAATCATGGCAACAGCATTAAAGCATAAACAGAGAAGTCACAGGAGTTATCAGCAGAATCGGAAGCTTATGGGGAGCGTGGCGGTCGCGTCAGCGCGTTTGGCTAACAGCCATCATTACAACATGGTGGCGCACAAGAGTGGCAATTGGTTGGACACTTTTAAGCAGATGTTCCGCATGGGGCAGAAAGGGGATAGATAGTATGGCACAGACAACAGTATTTACTTGTGATATTTGCAAGCAGAGTAAGAGCAGAGATGATTTGGCGAGAATAACAATTATGTCAAAAGGAATAAGGATGAAGGGCGTTGGGTATGACGGAATCACCGTTGATATTTGTCCGGACTGCTTGAAGAAAAAAGGATTCTGTGTAGAGCCAAAATCCACAGATGAAGAGAACGAACAGGCAGCAAAGCAAAATAAAACAACCCTTGAAGATAAGTTTTATGACATTCTGACCGATATGGGTGTGTTGTTTGAAGAATAGGGAAGGGGATAGATAATCATGGCAGGAAAGCAGACAGAGAATAAACAGGACGCGGCGGTGGTTCCGGCAGGGCAACAGGCGGCAGCTTTAATTGTAAACAACTCATTTATTGATGGATTATCGGCACAGTTGAAACTGAAGCAGGAATACGGCTTGACGTTTCCGCCAGACTATAATCCGACCAATGCTCTGATGGGGGCATATCTTCAGCTTAAGGAAACTAATGACAAGAACGGAAAATGCGTTCTGGAAACCTGCTCGCAGGCCAGTATTGCCAACAGCTTGATGGAAATGGTTACAAAGGGACTCAATATGCAGAAGAAGCAGTGCTACCCGATTGCTTATGGCGGAAAGTTACAGTGCCAGGTATCTTATCACGGTTGGAAAGCAATGGCACATCGATATGGCGCAAAGACTATTGACGCAGAGGTTATCTATGAGGGAGATACCTTTAAATACCATATTGAGAATGGCCGGAAGGTGTTGGACGAGCATACGCAGGACTTTATGAATATAGACCTTGACAAAATCAAAGGTGCTTACTGCTTTATTACTCTGACGAATGGAAGTAGGTACATTGAGGTCATGAATATCAATCAGATTAAGACGGCATGGAGAAAAGGGTACGGATACAAGGAAAACGCCGGTACTCATAAGGAATTTACCGACATGATGGCAAAGAAAACAGTAGTTTCCAGAGCCTGCCGCCAGATTGTACAGCAGTACGGAGATTCAGTCGTAGTTGAGAGTGTGGAGCATGATGACGATTTCTCCGATGTGGATGTGGTTGCCGAAGATGTCAAATATGATATTGAGCAGTATGCCAACGCCCAGGAGTTTCCGATAGAACCAGAACCGGAGCAGCCGCAGACAGCCATTGAACAGAAGGAACCGACGAAGACCATGGCAGATGTGACAGCAGGACAGAAGCAGAAGGAACCTGCTTCTGCGGTGGATAAAAGCTGGATGGAGGGATAGTACATGGAGTGTATGTCGGCATTAGCGGTAATCGCGAAAGGCATGGAAGATAACCTCTACAATTACACGGTTGATGGAAAATGCTCCAAGTGCGGAAATTGTTGTTCAGATATTCTCCCGCTGTCAGATGATGAAATCCGTAGGATTCACAAGTATGTTCGCCAGAACGGGATAAAGGAAAGCAAACACCTTATCCCGGTGGCGAAACCGGTATTGGATATGACCTGCCCATTCCGGGATAATGGGAAGAAAATCTGCACGATTTATGAAGTTAGGCCGGAAATCTGTCGTCAATTTATTTGTGACAGCGAGCAGAGAGCAAAAGAAAACCGAGAACGGCTAAAAAAGGGCAGGCGAGTGTTCTCAATGAGAGAGGTGTTCTTCGGTGTTGATTAAAAGCCAGAGCGGAAAACAAATAGTCAACTTTGACAAATACAATGGCATTTGCATTGGCTATCCGAATGAAAGTGACTTTAAGATTTATGCAGTATTGGAAGTAGATTCCGAGCACATTAGCCAAGTGGAGCTTGGGATATATTCTTCTGAAAATAAGGCACAAAAGGTTCTGGACTGGATTCTGGACAGTTACAGCATGAATTTGTTGTTGAACTTAATTCCCGAATCGAAGCCAAGAGATTTGTTTGACGAGTATGTGGCAGACCAGATGTTCGGAATCTTTGAGATGCCGAGTGACGAGGAGGTCGAGGTATGAGGGTAATATCGCAGAATGGTGCTATTGATGTTCCTTATGAAATGACGGCTTTTCACTTAGCTGGTGGAATGATTCGCATGAACATGGTCGGCAACACTGGAAAAGGGACGCTGATGGCGCAGTATGAAACGCCTGAAAAGGCAGAAAAAGCCATGGAGATGCTTCATAAGGCATACACCGGAATTATGCCAAGTTTGGTAATTGACAGGAATGCCAAACTCGATGAAGAAAGCATGAAAGCACTGATAAACTCTATCGAGGGAGTATTTGTTAAGCCTGCTAATGCTGGAGACATTGATGTACATATGCTTCCACGGATATTCCAGTTTCCAACAGATGATGAAATTGAGGTGGAGGAATGAAGAAAGCGAGAGATTTGCAGAAGTGTTTAGGAGCACATGATATCCAAATTACACATTTAGGTTTTGATGGTGGATGTGGGGTTTTTACAAAAGGAACACTTAAAAGCGCAACTGTAATCTGGAGTTATGCCGGTGGCTGGGAACATGTAAGTATCTGCCCCAAGAATAGAACGCCAGATTGGAATGAAATGTGTTTACTGAAAGATGTGTTCTGGAATGAGGACGAAACAGTTATCCAGTATCATCCCGCGAAGACGAACTATGTAAACAATATGAAAAACTGCCTGCACCTCTGGAAGCCGATTGAGCAGTTTTCTGGAAAGTTGCCAATTCCACCAGATATTATGGTTGGTGTGAAAGCAGTGGGTACAATGGGATGAAACTAAAAGTTATTGGAAGCGGAAGTAAGGGAAATTCCTATGCGCTGATTTCTGAGAATGAAATTCTTCTTCTGGAAGCTGGTTGCCGATTGATAGATGTAAAAAAGGCTATTAACTTCCAGATTGGCAAGGTGGTTGGATGCTTAGCGACCCACGCACACAAGGACCATATCGGTTACGTAAAAGACTTTCTTTCCTCCGGAATAAAAATATACACTAATGACGAGACAAAAGAAGTCGTTGATTGCGCATACGGCGAGTGGCTGTACGGGGTTCCAGAAAAGGAAATGTTTAAGGTAGGAGGGTTCAAGGTAACGCCGTTTTATGTGCCGCACAATGATATTCCAAATTATGGATATCTGGTTGAACATGAGGGAATGGGAAAACTGCTGTTTGCTACAGATTTTGAATATCTTCCGTGGACATTCAAACAGCAACAATTGAACCACATGTTGATTGAATGTAACCACATGGACGATGTGGAGAACACGGGTCCGAACTACGAACACGTTATGCGTGGACACAGCAGTTTATCAACGGTACTTGATGTTGTTCGTAAAAACCAAACACCGTGTTTGCGTAACGTCATATTATGCCATTTAAGCCATTTTAATGCAGACCCCAAGCAAATGTTGGCTGAGGTCG